GGCGGCTGACCACGTAGACCGGCCCGGGGCTTCGCCCATAGTAAGTTCTACCTATAGGTTCGGGATCGGCTAATGGGCGTCCGCGGTCCCGGGGCGAAGCCCGTCAACCGGCTCTCCATCGTCTCCGGTGGCACCCCCGCCCGCGCCCTACAGGGCGTCACCAGGGCGGACAGGCTGATCGAGTGGATAGAGACCCTCGCCATCACCTCCGGGCCGCTGGCGGCGCGTCCTGGGGAGCCTACGCGGCGTGTCCGGATCCCCGACTTTCAGCGGGCGATCATCCGGGACCTGTACCAGACGGACGAGGCCGGGCGGCGGGTGGTCCGACAGGCGGTAATCAGCTTCCCCCGGCGGAACGGGAAGAGCTTCCTTTGCTCCTCCCTCTGCCTCGCCACCCTCTGCGGTCCGGAGGCGATTCCCCGCGGCTTGTGCGTCTCGGCGAGCGCGGACAGGACCATGGCGGCGTACGTCTACGACGAGATGAAGGCGTTCATCCTCGCCGATCCGGAGCTTCGGGATCGGATCATCATCCGCGACCACGCGAAGACCATGGAGGACACCCTAACCGGCTCGACCTACCGGGCTTTGAGCGCCGACGCCCGGAAGGCGCATGGGCTGGGGCCCGCCTTCATCGTCGCGGACGAGACCTCGCAATGGCTGGGGCGCGGCCTTTGGGACAACCTGATTAGCGGACAGGGCGCCGTGCGGGAGCCGCTGGCGATCGCTATCAGCACCAGGAGCGCGGATCCGGAGAACCTGACGGAGGAGCTTGTCCGCTACGGCGACCAAATCCGCTCCGGCGACCTTCCGCCCGACCCGTCCTTCTCGTCCTTCGTCCTGTCGGCGCCGATCGAGGCGGACTGGACGGACCCGGAGGTGCAGCGCGCGGTAAATCCCGCGATCGCCGCCGGATGGCTGGACCCGGAAGATCTCCGCATCGCATGCGACCAAGCGAAGGCGGTCCCCAGCCGGGAGGCGACGTTCCGGCTCCTCCGGCTCAACCAGCCGATCGCCGCGGATGATCGTTGGTTGCACGCCCGGGACTGGGATGCATGCGGCGAGGCGCTCGACCCGGTCGACCTCCGCGGGCAACGGGCGATCGCCGCGATCGACCTGGGCGGCGCCTCCGACCTTTGCGGGCTCGCGGTCTATCTGCCGGAGAGCGGCGCTCTCTTCGCCTGGGGGCTGATCCCGGCGGCGGAGATGGCGGCGCGGGAGAAGACCGACCGGGCGCCCTACAGCGAATGGGCGCGGCTGGGCCACATCATCCCGACGCCCGGCGGGCGCACGGTCCACAAGGCGTGGGTGGCCGGGAAGCTCCGCGAGCTTGCGGCGGACTTCGACCTTGAGTGCGTCGTCTTCGACCGCTGGGGCGTGAAGGAGCTTGAGGTCCAGATCGAGGCGGAGGGCATCTACCTGCCGCCGCTCGTCCCGCATGGGCAGGGCTTCCGCGATATGTCCCCCTCCGTCGAGGCGTTCGAGCGTGCGGTCCTCGACGGCGCCCTCCGGCATGGCGCGAGCCCGCTCCTCCGCTGGTGCCTGTCGAACGCCGTCCTCGACACCGATCCGACCGGGGCGAGGAAGCCGACCAAAGCCCGATCGCGCGGCAGGATCGACCCGCTAATCGCCGCCGTGATGGCGGTGGGTCACGCGGCACGGGCGACGCCCGCGGCGTCCTACGAGTTCACCGGGCTAGTGCTGTCCGTGTAGAAAGTCCTCCCAAGTCCTCCCAGGGAGGACCATTATGCTTCCGGTTAGACAGGGAGGACCGGGTATGACCGAGGCGACACCCGAGCAAGTAGGACCGTGGACGGTGAAGGGAGTACCGGCGGAGGACCGGGCGGAGATCAACGCCGCCGCCAAGCGCGCCGGGATGAACGTGGGGGAGTGGCTGAGATCGGCCGCGCTCCTGAAAATCCACACCGAACGGCAGGGGCCGAACGGCACTGTCCCGGCGGCGGAGGACCACGGGAGGCCCGAGGCATACCATCCCCCGGCGGCGGCTTCCCTAGCCGTAGTGACACAGCTTGCGGCGGTCCTCCCTGGGCTTACCGAGACGAAGGGCGGCGGTCGATTGGCGGCGCGAGCCCGGCGGGTGATCGACCAACACCTCTCCCGACTGCTGCTGGAAGCGGAAAGTCCTCCCGCCAGTCCTCCCAGGATCGCGCCGCCCGAGCGGTAAGGCGGCCGGCGCCTCCCCCGCGATAATACCCTCTTACCGCGGGTTAGCCGGGGCGTGCCGCATTTGGCCTAGCTATAAATCACAGAACCGAGAGACGGCGGGAATACAGCGCTTTAGGCTCGCCTTCGGCACTGTTTCCCCGTAAGGGGGAAGTATCACCGAAATGCAGATTTATCCCAACCTGCCGCCGTTGACGATCGAGGAAGCCCGGCGCTGCCGGTTGAAGCCGCGTCAGTTGCTCAACGTCGCCGCGCTCGATGATCGAGACCCGCAGGCGCGGAAGACCCTCGACCACATGACCAACCGCTACAGCCTCCTCCCGTCTGAGGAGAGCGGCACCGGGAAGACCTCCGCGAAGCTCTACAGCCTTGAGGCGTGCGTCATGGCGCGGGTGATCGTCGAGGAGGCGGGCCGGGAGCGCACGCTCCGGACCGCGGCGATCATCGCCCGCGCCGTCGCGGACCTGCTGCCGGAGGCGCTCGCCTTTCCGACCCTCGACGACTTTCGCTTCGCCGAAGAGCCGGACGCGCCGTGGCGCATCTTGCTTGTCGATATCCCGTTCGGCGCAAACCCAGTGAAGACGCATGTCGTCACGGCGGCGGAGTTCACGCCGGAGAACATCCTCGCGCGCGACTGGTGGGGCATGTCCGCCGTCTTCCCGCATCACCTCCTCCTTCGCACCATCGAGACCTTCGGCGAGGTTTGGGCTGACGAGATCAGCCGCGAAGCGAAGACCCGCAAGCGCGCGGCACCGCTGCAATCCGATCCCCCGCCGAAAGTCTGCGCATGACACCCGCCATGGATCCGAACGCCGAGATCGCGCCCGACGAACTGGGCGCGCTCCTGGGCATAGACACGCCGGACGTGCTTGGGCTGATGGGCGAGGATGGTCCGTTCAAGGCGGAGCCCTCCGGCTTCCTCCGGCTTCGCGTCGCCCTTGGCATCGCCGTCTATGTCTTCGCCGGCATGAAGCTCCTGACCGACCCGATGCTTGCCGCGCGCGCCGCATGCGAGGCGGCGACCGGCGCCGACATGGACGAAGACAAGCGGCTGGTGATCGCTTGGCACCACGGCCGGGCCACCATGGGCTGGTTTACCGATCGCGTCCCATTGCCGGAGGAAGACGAGACCTTCGGCTCCGCCTTACGCATGCCGAACGTGGTCATTCCCGCCGATCGGATGATGCGTGACCTACGGGCCGCGCTGCTGTCCTTGCGCGAGCGCTCGCGCGGGGCTGCGCACTGATACCCATACACAGGAGGTCGCCACCATGGCGCGGTTGAACGAGATCAAGGAAAAGCGGGCGACTATCGCCGTCGAGCGTGCCGATATCGCCGAATACCTGGGCCAGATGGATACCGCGGCGGCGGACGAAGAGACCGAGCGCCGCTGGCGGGAGAGGATCGAGCGCAACGCCGCACTGAGCAAGGAAGACGCCAAGCTCGCCCAGCTTGAAGCGATCGAGGCGGCGAACGCCGAAGCCGAACGGCGCGCGGCAGGCAAGCCCGTGGGCGGCGGCGCGGCGCCGGTCGAAATGCGTGTCTTCTCCGGCTCCGGCTCGACCGCCCCGCAAGGCTTCGACGGCGAGGTTTGGATCTCGCAGACTGGCGAACGCATCCCCCTGCTGGAAGCGCGACACAAGCTCGCCGACTTCGCGCCGCGGACCGAAGCTCGCTCCGCCGCGGAGGAGCTTGGTCTCGGCGGCTTCATCCGCGCCGTGTATCACGGACCGCAGACCGCGACGGAGAAGCGCGCTCTCGCCGAAGCGACGCCCGGCGCGGGCGGCGTCCTCGTCCCGACGCCGCTCTCCGCCGAGATCATCGACCTCATGCGCCCGCGCTCCGTCGCCTTCCAGGCGGGCGCCCGCGTGGTCCCCATGTCGAGCCAAACCCTCCGCCTCGCTCGCGTCACGGCCTATCCGGTTATGGCTTGGCGGGCCGAACTCGCCGCGCTCGCGCAAGATCAGCCTACCTTCGACAGTGTCACGCTACAGGCGAAGAGCGCCGCGCTGATCGTCCGCGTCTCCCGCGAACTGCTGGAAGACGGGCAGAACCTCGACGCCACCTTGCGTGGTGTATTTGCGAACGCCGCCGCGATCGCGCTGGACGCCGCGGTTCTGTGGGGGAACGGCACCTCGAACGTCCCCCTGGGTGCGGCAAATCAGCCGGGCGTTCTGTCGGTCGCCGTGGGCGGCGCGAACGGTGGTCAGTTGCCTGCCTCCTGGGTGCCCGTCCTCGACGCCCTTGCGGCGCTTGAGGCGGCGAATGCCGGTCCGCCGACCGCGATGATCCTCAATCCTCGCACTAGCCGCACCATCAACGGCTTCATGGATTCGACCGGCAACTTCCTCGCCCCGCCGCCCGTGATCTCCGGGCTCCCGAAGCTCGTCACGACTTCGGTCCCGATCACTCAGACGGTCGGGACGAGCAACAACGCATCCTCGATCCTGATCGGCGACTTCCGCTCGCTGCTGATCGGCATGAGAACCTCGCTCACCATCACAACCCTGACCGAGCGGTACGCGGATACGGGCGAGGTCGCGTTTTGCCTATGGATGCGAGCCGATTCGGCGCTCACCCATGGCGCCTCTATCTGCAAGATCACTGGCATCACGCCATGACCGGCGCGGCGCGCGTCGAGGTCCGTGCCGCGGCGGAGATGCGCGCCGCGGGACGCAAGCTCGAAGGCTGGGCGGCGGTCTTCGACACGCCCGCCCGCATCGGCAACTTCACGGAGGTTGTCCGCCGGTCCGCCTTCGACGCCGCGCTCGCATCGGGCGCGGACGTGATCGGGGTGATCGACCACGATCCGGGCAAGCTCCTCGCCCGGCGGAGTAGCGGGACGCTCCGCCTCTCCGTCGACGGCAAGGGGCTCGCCTTCTCGCTCGACGTACCGGACACCCAGCTAGGGCGAGACACGCTCACTCTCGCCGAACGTGGGGACCTGGGCGGATGCTCCTTTTCCTTCCGCTGTCGCCGGGACGCATGGCCGGCGCGGGACCGGCGGGAGCTTTTGGACGTCGAGTTGATCGACGTCGCGATCGTCCAGTCTTTCCCGGCCTACCCGAACACGGCGGTCGCCGCCCGCGCGCGGCAACCCATGACCTTGCCGACCGCATCCTTCGCGCTCCGCCGCCGGCTTTTGGAGGCGCTGTAGATGCCGCTGCTAGATCGCATTTTCCGCCGCACGGCGAAGCCGGAGGAGCGCTCGGTCGGTATCCCCTCCGATCTCGCGTTCGCCCTGGGCATCCACACTTCCGACCGGGTGACGCCGGCAAAGGCGGAAGCTCTCACGGCTGTATGCGCATGCGTCGACGCCGTATGTTGGCTCGCCTCGCTCCCGGTCTACGTCCAGCGGCGGACGGAGACGGGCGTCATCGACCTGCCGAACCATCCCGTCGCCCGGCTCCTCCGCCGGCCGAACGAGACACAGACACAGGTCGACTATCTCGCCTGGAAGCTCCGGCAAGTTCTTCTCTATGCCAACGCCCTGTCGATTATCGACCGGGACGACGCCGCTCGCCCGGTCGCGCTGCTGCCGGTGCCATGGGATCGAGTGACGGTCCTCTCCCTTCCGTCCGGCAAGATCGCTTATGAGATCTATGATCTCGACGGGCAGCGGCGACGCTACCTCGCGGAAGAGGTGTTGCACATTCGGGATACGAGCGACGATGGGATTGTCGGCGTCCCGCGTCTCTCGCGGGCGTCGCAAGCCGTGCGCAACGCCCTCGAACTGCAAGGCTGGGCGACTTCGATGTGGACCAACGCCGCGACGCCCAGCGGCGCGATACAGATCGAGGGGCGGCTTGCGCCGAACCAGTTCGACGAGATCCGCTCCCGGCTCGAACATCGCCATACGGGCGCGCGGAACGCCCGTAGCGTGCTTGTCCTCGACGGCGGCGCGAAGTGGCAACCGCTTTCAGCGTCGCCGGAAGACGCGGAGGTCTTGCAGTCGAGGAAGCACGCGACGGAAGACATTGCGAGGCTCTTCGGCGTCCCGAGCCCGATCATAAACCAGCATGACAGATCGACATTCTCCAACTCCGAGACGCTGATCCGCTTCTTCGCCCAGTCGACTTTGTCGTGGTGGGCAAGGAAGTTGGAAAGCTCGATGGAGCGCGCGCTCCTGGGAAGTGGAAGCGCCGATGTCTCTATCCTGATCGACCTCTCCGGTCTCATGCGCGGCGCTTACGAGGAGCGGTGGCGCGTCGGGATCGAGGCGGTCAAGGCAGGCATCCTCGATATCGACGAGCTTCGGGAGCAGGAGGGCTTAAACAAGCGGCCCTCTCCTGTTTTGCACGATACAAACCCGGCGGGCGCGGCGGCGG